AGAGACGCCAATGGCCTCGACGCTTCAGGAAATCGCGGATGCGGCAGCAACCAGCTACGATTTCATCAACAATTTGATCCGCCGGAAGCTGTTGAGCACGCGCCTCGGCGAGGCCGGACCGGGAGTCGCTCGCGCTTTCACGCGCAAAAATGCCCTGGAAATCGCCTTCATCGCTGCGCTTGTCGATATCGGTCGCGCTCCCACCGAAGCCGCGATTATCGCGGCCGATTGGCTGGCGAAGGAAGCGCGCGGCCAGCTCGCACCTTGGTGGGTGGAGAATAGCGCGAACGGAAAAGGCACCTTCCTGAGCACGGCAGCCGAAACAATAACGGTTGCTGGCCTTGCCCGCGAAATCTTCATTGCTGACGACGCCGGAGAGGGCGTGCTCGTCAGCGATGACGATCCAGGCGACGGCCCCGCCGAAGTGAAGCCGGCGACTCGCATCGGCGTGATTCATGTCGCTGCGATTATCGACCGAATCGACGCGCTTTTCGACAAAGCGCGGAAATGATTTTCGGGAGCAAAGCTGAGGGTCCGCGGTCGGCCCGATAACGGAAAAGCGGATCGTCCTCCCGAAAGCGAAGAGACAGGCGTCAATCCGCCGTGACCGCACCTATTCACGAATCGCCGGCGCAAACGCCGGTGGTGGCCCGCCGCAGGGCGCGCCCGTCCCTCAGATGGAGCCTTATTCATGCCGACCTTGATCGAACTGAAAGAAACCCGCGCCGCGAAAGTCACCGAAATGGGGACGCTCGCGAGCGCGGACATGAGCGATGAAAGCCGGACGCGTTTCGATTCGCTGGACAAGGAAGTCCGCACGCTCGACGGCGATATTCTGCGCGCCGAGAAGATCGCCGACTTCGAGCGCCGCCACGCGGAAGGCAAGCTCATCGTCGCGCCGGATCGCGCCGGGCGTGAATACGCCGATCTCGTCGGCAAGTTCGAAATGCGGCAAGTTATTCTGCATCTCGACGAGGGACGCAGCCTGAGCGGCGCGACGGCCGAAGTCGTGACCGAGCTGCGCAATCGCGGCGGCTATCACGGTTGCCCGGTTCCGTTCGAGGGGCTGGAACTGGAAAAACGCTCGGGCGAGACGGTCGCGAGCGGAATTCCCAATCCGGCGCGCGTCGCGCCTATCATCGATCGCCTTTTCGCTCCTACCGCCGCGGTCCGCATGGGCGCGGCAATCGTGAATATCGATTCCGGTTCGGAGTCGCATCCTGTCACGACGTCCAGCGTGCAAGCCGCCTGGGCGGCGAACGAGACGGGAAGCGTCGGCGGTCCGACCGCCTATGCGACCACGGACCGACCGCTTGCGCCGAATTCGACGCTCGGCGTTCAAATGAAGATCACGCGCAAGGCGCTGAAGCAGAGAGGCGACGCTCTCGAGCAAGCCGTGCGGCGGGATCTGAACGGGGCGATCGGCGAGGCGATGGACCGGGCGGCGTTTCTCGGCGCGGGATCATCCGGCGAGCCCGCGGGCGTGCTGGTCGGCAGCTACGGAATCACCTCCACGGCGATCGGCGCGGCCGCGTCCTGGGCCGCGTTCCGTGCCGCGGTAGTGCGCTTCCTGATCGCCAATGCGGCGGCCGGGCCGGGCGATGTCCGCGCGCTGATCCGGCCGGAAGTGTGGAGCGAACTCGACGGAATTCTCGCAAGCGACGCGGGGCCGAAATTCGAGTTCGATCGGATGCGCGACAACCTCGGCGCCATCGTCATGTCCGGCAATGCGCTCGCCGCGCCGACCGGCTCGCCGGCCACGTCCAAGGCTCTTCTCACGACGACGGCCGGCGGCGTGCCTCCGATCTTCGTCGGCCTGTGGGGCGCAATCGACATGATCCGCGACCCTTATAGCGACGCCGCGAGCGGCGGTTTGCGCCTCACGGCGCTGGCGACGATGGACGTGACGGTTTCGCGGCCGGCGCAGCTTCAAATCCTCACGGGCATTCAGTGATGGAACGGCGCGCCTTTCAAATCGAGCTTCGCGCGGCGGGGAGCAATCCCCGACGCCTCGAGGGCTTCGCCGCGACATTCGACACAGAGGCGCGCGTCGGCGACTATGTCGAGATTATCCGGCCGGGCGCCTTCAAGGCGAGCTTGGCGAGCGGCGAAGATATTCTCGCCCTTGTCGATCATGATCCTTCCCGCGTGCTCGGCCGCACCAAGAGCGGAACGCTGCGTCTTTCTGAAAATCAGCGCGGCCTCGCCTTCACGATCGATATTCCCGACACGACGCTCGGGCGCGACATTCTCGCGCTCGCCGAACGCTGCGACCTCGGCGGAATGAGCTTCGGCTTTCGCGCTCTGGACGAATATTGGAGCGGCAATCGTCGCGAGCTGCGCTCGGTCGAGCTGCGCGAAATATCCGTCGTGAGCGCGTGGCCTGCCTACACGAACACGACCGTCGAGGCGCGCGCCCGCGATACGGAAGCTCGCTCGGCGAGCTGGGCCCGGCGCCGCTACGTCCAATTGCTGAGAGGCTGACATGCGCTTTCTCGAACGTCTTGCGAATGTCTTCGGCTATGAGAAGCGCGCTGGCGGGAACGGCGGCTATTTCGAATCCTACATGTCGGCGCGGGGAAGCTATCTCGCGGGCGGCACGTCGCCGGATGGCGTGATTTCGGCGCTCGGGGTGGCGACCGCTTGCATTGCGCGGCGAGCTCAGGGGTTGGCGAGCGTTTCCTTGTGCGTGCATCGCACTCTCGGGGCTTCGAACGTCGAGCAGGCCGAAAATCATCCGCTTTACGATCTGCTCAACACGCGTCCGAACGATTATCAGAGCGCCTATGAGCTACGAGAATTCTTGATCCGGTCCCATGATTTGCATGGAAACGCTTATGCGCGAATCGAGCATGACGATCGCGGCCGGGTGATTGCGCTCCACCCATTCGAGCCGGCGGCGGTCGCGATCGAGCGCCTTGCCGATGGTCGCCTGCGATATCAAGCGGCCGACTTCAGCGGAAAGGTTTGGAATCTCCTTCAAGAAGAG